AAAGAAGTCAAGACCATCATCGTCTTCTTCTGAAATATCAGAGTCTGCGTATTCTGCAGACTTAAGACTCTTAGGTTCCTCAAACTTCATCTCTTCAGCTCGGGCAGTCTTTGGTGCCTGTTCTTCAAAGGCATTCTTATCCCAACCAAGAACACGATGTAGGCGTGCCTTGAGTTCAGCATAAGACTTGAACTGAGAAGGATCCAAGAAAGTCTGCAAAGGTTGAATCTTGTTCAACACATCATCATACTTCTCTTCTTCAGTAAACAAAGGCGCAACTGAATCAAACTCTGACTTATCATAGTTACGATAACCTTCGACCTGACGAATCTTCATCTTGAAGTTAGCACCTTCGACCAAGTCAAATGGATTGATAGGCTCTTCGTCCTGGAACTGAGGAGTCATCAAGTCATTGATCTTATCAAAGATCTTCTTACCAAATTGAAAGAGAAAGACCTTGCCTTCGTTCTGAGGGTTGGAAGGATCTTTGACTACATAAATGTTAGACACATAATGTAGACGACGCTTTTGCTTACGCGCAACATCTTTGTTCTCTTCAAGACCAGAGTTCCAAAGCTGAGAGTTGTACTCAGATACAGGATCTTTCTGATTAAGAGTGGTCAAAGACTTTTCGATGTACCAACCACCTGGACCTTGGAAACCATGGTCAAAGTATTGAACCCAAGCATAGTCTTCAGTTTGATGGGGAGGAAGAAAGCGAATGACTGCATATCCGTTACCAGCTTTGTCTACGTCTGGCTTCCAGAAACGATCATCTTCCTTTGAATTAGAACTCTGTTTGGTGAGCTGAGAAGCAAGTTTCTCAAACTGATTCTTACGAGTCTTATTATAGTCTGCGAATGAAAATGCCATGTATATCTCCTAGTATTACAGTGTATGTTTGTATATTTCTTGTCCACATCATCATAGTGTACAGTATATTTATACCATATCCCATTAATTATGTAAACCTTTCTCGTAAAGCTTTCTTACATACTTCACGATCAAATCGAAGGAAAGGTCGGTATTTTGTACATTTACGATATACATCATTCCATATAATCTTCTCTTCGATCTTATCGTTCCAATGTTTGAAGAACTTTAAGATATCGTTTAAGATAACAAGCGTCTCTATAGAGATCTCGTTTCTTAAGAACTGCCTGAACAATTTGGGATGTTGCCCATCAGTTACCATTAGATTGTCATTTAGATCATCACCTAGCTTATCCAGTTCATTCTGGAACATATACCCTAAAGACTGTTGACGCTTAAGCCAACCAGTATATGTCTGCTCTGCCTCATTACCTAAAAGATCTCTGACCCAAGATACATCCTTATCAATAAAGTTGGCTAGAAGGAAGTTCTCAAGATCCTTTCGTTTGGCCAATTTATAGAAAAAGAACCTATCTTTTCTCGATTCAAAAGATGAGAGACGGGCACTCACTTTGCCACCATACTTAAAATAATCGTACCCGTCTCTCGTAAAATGTTGTTTAAGTGCTAAGTATTTCTGGTATGCTTCAAAAGCATCCGTCATATTGGTAATTTACCCGTTTTAGGAAGATAGTTAGCGTCCTCAGCTTCTTGCTGAATCTTCGCTTTAATCCTACTTGAGCTACGAATCATAGCTGCTACGGTTTCAATTTCGAGTGAGTTCAATTCGCAGTAATGAAGAACAGCATCTAAGTAATCTAGCTTAGACTCTTTGACATATGCCTCGATCTCTTTGACGAACTCTTGTACTGGTTTTACTGATTTGATGTTTACTTTTTTCATAATTTATAAAACACATGTTTTCCTATAGCTACAGTCCTTTTACGTGGATTCGCCCATTCAGGACGAATGTCCCTTCGATGAAAATTAGTTGCTCCTTTTGTAACATCATGCATCACTTCATGATTTAATATGACTTGTTTGGCGATCTTACGACATTCACTATAGGTATATAAATCACGTACTTTCGGAGTTTTTTGACATGTCCAAGAAAATTGGCACTTATATCGATTTCTTTGATGAACAATTTTACATATAGTGTTAGGATACTCGTCGTCTTTTAATCGATTAAGCGTAACAAGAGCAACAGCCTTTTTACCTATGTCTTTTTCACTTCTCGCCTCAAAGTAAATGTTGTCCGTAAGACACTTTACTTCTCTTTCATTCAAGATCTTGTTATATGGTTTATATCCTACTTTTTGTGTAATTGTCAGAGGTACAGTAGGATTAGTGTTATAAGAAGTTGTTATAGGTGCGCATGCTAATACGGCGCACAATAAAAAATGATTGAACATATGTTCCTCCTTATTTAAGGGAGAGGACTTAAGTCCTGTTAAAAGAATCGCTTAAACATGATGAACGCCTGCAGGATTAAATGGTGCTGGCGGAGAGAATCGAACTCCCGACCTGAGGTTTACAAAACCCCTGCTCTGCCTGCTGAGCTACGCCAGCCAACACAATCTTATTTATAGCTTGATCTGGTTACGCAGTTTACGACGCGGCCAGTACAAGTAGTAGTATGCACGAGTCTCGTTGACTCCGCATTCATCGGCAATTAGCTTGACCACTTCTTTGGTCTTGAGGCTAGCATTGGCCAAATAGATGCGTTCTGCAGTTTCAAAGCCAATTCGAGTGGCTTCTTTACGGGGAGGATTGGCAAACTTTTCTTTATTCATGATATATTCCATATGTTAGGTTGTTTTCACATTTACAAGCATATAATACCGTATTTACGAAATAATGTACATAGGCCAGGATCAAATAATTGGAGGGCAATAGTACTTCAAATACATAGACTTGCTTATCTTGTATGCCTCTTTCTCCCAGGGAGACGATAAGTCATGCCATTGTTCATCGAGATCTTCATATATCCTCTTCTTCCATTTAGTTTTTCCAGATGTGAGATCTGTCAATTCACCAAGAAGATATTGCTTGACATGGACGAGTTCATGAATATATGTTTGAATGATTCCTATATTAGACAAAGAACTTCTTATGTATATAGAGAATGCTCTAGGTCTATATGGATTTCCTTTCCAATAACACAATCCCCAAGCTTCTTCCTTTATAGTAAGCTTATCATCCATCTTCACATATAGTTTCAAATTGTTAAGAAGAATCGGTCGTCCTTTGACGAGTTTAGGTAACACAAATAGAGCCATATCTTTTAGTTGTCGTTTCAACTTTTCATCATAAGAACAAGAGACTCTTATTTGCATCGATTACCTATGATATTCTTTAAACACCTGCTTAACTTTTTCTACGTAATCACTTGTATTCTTAATAAAGAATTGAGGCTCATTATCTTCTACTGCTATTAGAATGACGATCTTAGGTACTTCTATTCCTTTTAGTTCTTTGATCGCCATTGCATAAGTGGTCGTCTGTAGAAAATAATTTTCAATTTCATCTTCTGTTTTAAGACGACTTGAAGTCTTAAAGTCTAAGATAACGTTTTTACCACCCATCTTGCAAAATACATCTATTCGACCTGCGGTTTTGAGTTCATGTGAATAGATAGCAATTTCATTGCCATAGACTTCATCGATATAGTCTACATATCTTTGTATAGATCTAAACATATCGACTGCAAGCGGTGGCTGATTACCGCAGAAGTCTTCTTTATTGCGAATATAGTCTTCACATATTTTATGAAGTCGAGTCCCACGATTTGAAGCTCTCTGAGAAATACGATTAGCTTCTTCTTCCCCTACTTTTTTACGCCACTCATATAACCACGACTTATCTCTACTTCCTAATACAGTAGTGACAGATGGATACTTTTCTCCAGTAGGAGTCATATAGTATCGTTTATTATTCTCAGTAAAAGCTTCAAGTTCATGAAACTCGACTTCATTTAGTGTAAAAGTTTTACTACGTGAGACCAAGGGTATTTTTAGCAATTATATATTCCTTCACTAATCCAGATCTCACTATATCGTCTACTTCAAATTCAACGTGTGAGAATCCATTCATTTTATCTAATACGTCTATAAACGTTATTAGTCCATTTCTATCGTTGTGATAGACCAAATCTGATTGACGATAATCTCCACATAACATCATTCTGCAGTTATCACCTAAACGAGTAATAACTGAATCAAGTTCATGGAAAGTTAGATTATTTACCTCATCCACAATAAC